ACCCTCAACGCCGAGCGATCGACCCTCAGTCGTCGCCAGGTCGCCCTCGAAGATGTCTATACGCATGCTCGCAAGCAAGGCTTCCTCGGTGCTGACCTGATTCGTGGCCTGGTCGATGAGGTGGCGAAATGAACGGCCTCGTCAATTTCAGCTTTGAAAGCCACCGCGTCCGCGTCATCACCGACTCGCACGGCGAACCGTGGTTTGTGGCCGCCGATGTCTGCACCGCTTTGGCGATCACCAACCCCTCAGACGCGGTCAAGCGCCTGGACGACGACGAGAAAATGACCCTCGACACTACCGAGGGTCATTCCGGCCAACGTGGCGGCGCGCAGGCACTCAATGTGGTGAGTGAATCAGGGCTTTACAGCCTGATCCTCACCAGCCGCAAGGCCGAGGCCAAGCGTTTCAAACGTTGGGTAACGCACGAAGTTCTGCCCGCCATCCGCAAGACTGGTACCTATGCCGTGACCGCTCCGATGGCATTGTTGCCGGCGCCGACCCAGGATCGTGTCACCTCCATCCTGATGATCGGTGAAGCGGTGGCCAAGGTGCCTGGCGTCAAACCTGGCATCGCCATGGCGGCCGCGCTGACCTGCATTCACGAGAACACCGGCCTGGCGATCGAAACCATGCGCCATGCGCTGCCGGCATGCAACGAGCCTCTGGCGGCGGTCAATCCGACCAAACTCGGGGAACACATCGGACTTTCGGCCAAGCAGGTCAATCGTCGTCTCGCCGATCTCGGCTATCAGTACCGTAACGAACGCGACGAATGGGAACTCACCGAAGCTGGTCGTGCCTGGGGCGAAGCGCTGCCGTTTTCCCGCAACGGCCATTCGGGTTACCAGATTCTCTGGAAACTCGATGTCGCCGATCTGGTGAAGGAGGCAGCGTAATGGCACTTCCCATCATCTCCGCCGAGGCGCGCATGCGCGAACGGCACTCGGCCAAGATCGGTCTCGTCGGGCCACCCGGCGTCGGCAAGACCACGCAGTTGCGGCATCTGCCACCGGAGTCGACGCTGTTTGTCGATCTCGAAGCTGGTGATCTGTCCGTCAAGGACTGGCCTGGGGACACGGTGCGCCCGAGAACGTGGACCGAGTTCCGCGATCTGGTGGTGTTTCTCGCCGGCCCGATGCCGACCGCCACCGCCGATCAGGCGTTTTCCGAAGCGCACTTCCAACATGTCTGCGAGAACTATGGCGACCCGGCGCAGTTGGCCAGGTATGAGTATTACTTCGTGGACAGCCTGACGGTGCTCTCCCGTCTCTGCCTGGCCTGGTGCAAGACCCAGCCGCAGGCGTTCTCCGAGAAGACCGGCAAGGCCGACAACCGTGGCGCATACGGGCTGCTCGGCCAGGAAATGATCGCGGCGCTCACACATCTGCAGCATGTGCGCGACAAGCATGTGATCTACGTCGCAATCCTCGAGGAAAAGACTGACGATTTCAATCGGCGCTACACCCAGTTGCAACTGGAGGGCAGCAAGACCGCTCTGGAACTGCCGGGCGTGCTCGACGAAGTCATCACGCTGGCCGTCCTCAAGGCTGATGACGGCACGCCCTACCGGGCCTTTGTCACCCGAGCCGACAACCCGTATGGCTACCCGAGCAAGGATCGCAGCGGCCGGCTCGATGCCATCGAAGAACCCGATCTGGGCAAGCTCATCCGCAAATGCCTGGGGGTCACCTCATGAGCCGCGAAACCATTTCGCTCGTCGAATTCGAGCGCTACGAACACGGTGTCAAGGCAACCGTCAAGCGTGTCCAGGCCGAGAACACATGGCTGCGCCACAACTTCGGCGAACTCGAGAAGCGCGTTGCCCTGCTCAAGAAGGACATCGCCGTTCTGAGATCAGCCGCCACCAAGATCAGCAAATCCATCGGCGTCACCGCCAAAAAGGAACCCAAGACAAGGAGCAGCACATGAACACGAATACCTGGAATGACTTCAACGATGCCGAACAACAGCAGTCCTTCGATCTGATCCCCAAGGGCGCGATCGTCAAGGTGCGCATGACCATCAAGCCGGGTGGCTATGACGATCCGTCGCTGGGCTGGATCGGCGGTTATGCCACGCAATCCACCACGACAGGAGCGGTGTATCTGTCCACCGAATCGGTGGTGTTGGAAGGACCGCATGCGCGCCGCAAGATGTGGGGCAACATCGGCCTATACAGCAGCAAGGGGCCGACCTGGGGCAACATGGGTCGCACTTTCATCCGCGCCTTGCTCAACAGCGCACGCAACATTTCGCCGCAGGACAACAGTCCTCAAGCGGCCGGCGCCCGGCGTATCCGTGACTTCTCCGAACTCGATGGCATCGAGTTCCTGGCCAAGGTCGAGATCGAGAAGGACGCCAAGGGCGAGGACCGCAATGTTCTCGGCCAGGTCATCGAGCCCGACCACAAGGACTACGCGGCACACATGGGCTCCATGACCCGTTCCAATGCAGCGGCGACTCCGGCAGCCTATTCGCCGCCAGCGGTAGCAACTCCGGCACGTCCTCCGGTGGCGGGCAAACCCGCCTGGGCTCAGTAACGGGAGGGGGCGTGAAATGCTGGGTCTGTTCCCGACAGGCCAGGGGGTTCGGCCATTCCGATGGCCGCTTCAGGATCGCCGACCCCCGGCGCTATCCACTCGACTGGGTGTTTTGTTCCCGCCGCTGCCAGGACACCTTTCACCAACTCTATGGTTCCTGGGTCGCCAGGGATCCGACGAAACAGGAGGATTTCATGATCGATCCATCTGATGCCGAACTGGCGGCCATGAAGCAATGCCTCAAGGCATTCGGCGGGGCTGCCAGCGAGATCGGTTTCCAGAAACCACTGGGCGACTATTCCGAGAAGGAAGCGCTGCGCGTGGTTGATGCCATCGTCACCTGCTACACGGAGGCGATGATCGAGCATCACGAGGCCACCCGTCATCCACCGATTCGCGGCCTGCGTGCGCCCGAGGCCAACGCTTTCTCTGACCTGAAAGATGACCTGCCCTGGGAGAACGCGCCATGATGGATTTCAATTCCACGGCGTCGCTCTCCGGCCGCGTGACAGCACTCATCGATGCCGGACTGCAGGCACGTCGCCAGCGCGAAGGGCAGCGTGCCTATCTCGGCGCATCGCGTCTCGGCGTGTCCTGTGGCCGGGCGCTGCAGTTCGAATATGTCCGGGCGCCAGTGGATTATGGCCGCGAAACGCCGGGCAACATTCTGCGCATCTTCGAACGTGGCCATGTCAACGAGGACTGCATGATCGGCTGGATGCGCGAGGCTGGATTTGATCTGCGCACCCATGATCGCAACGGCGAGCAGTTCGGTTTCTCCTTGCTGGACGACAAGCTCCAGGGCCATATCGACGGTGTCATCGTCGGTGGCCCCGAGGGCTTCGGTTATCCCTGCTTGTGGGAGAACAAGTGTCTGGGCAGTAAGTCCTGGCGTGATCTGGAAAAGCATCGTCTTGCCGTATCGAAGCCGGTCTATGCGGCGCAGGTAGCCGTCTATCAGGCCTACCTCGAGTTGCATGAGCAGCCGGCGCTGTTCACGGCCGTCAATGCAGACACGATGGAAATCTACGCCGAATTTATTCCCTTCGACGGGGCACTGGCCCAACGCCTGTCCGACCGTGCCGCACAAATCATCGCTGCCACCGATGCCGGCGAACAGCTACCCCGTTCCTTCAACGACCCGACGCACTTCGAATGCCGCATGTGCGCCTGGCAAGACCGCTGCTGGAGATCCTCATGAGCTCAAACCTGTCTGATACCCGCTTCAAAACCACCGCCAACGGTCAGCGTCTGCGCTGGTCACCGCCTGCGACGAAAGTCCAGATCGGGATGGTCAGCCGCGTCTTGTCCCGAAAACTTGTCGCGATCACACCGGAGTCCAAGTTGGTGCTCGCCATGATTACCCAGGCCATCGCCGACTGCCACGAACGGGATGATCGAGACCGCCATGACGCCCGTCGCTTCCTGACCAGCAGACGTCTGGATTTCTGGTGTGACCTGCTGGACATCGAAGCCGAGTTTGTCAGGATGGTTGCGGTGAGGTCCGGCTTCCTGGTCGATGAAAGCCTGTTATGGACGCCGGTCATGAAGATGCGCCGTCGCCTGTCCAAATCCACCCAGACGATGGCAGGCGCGCATGCTGGACTTTAACGAAACCCAGAAGCCCGCAATCAGTGAGCTGGACGCCGGGCGCGAGGAAATCCGCTCGGCACTGCTCTCCCGCCTTGAATCCGTCCTGTGTACCATGTTTCCGGCAGGCAAGAAGCGCAAGGGGAAATTCCTGATCGGCGACAGTCTCGGCAGTCCGGGTGACAGCCTCGAAGTCGTGCTGGCCGGTGACAAGGCCGGGCTGTGGACGGATCGGGCCGATGGCAGTGGGGGCGATATCTTCGATCTGCTGGCCGGACATTTGGCGCTAAACGTCCAAACCGACTTCCCGCGAGTATTACAGGGTGCCAATGACATCCTTGGTCTGGCACCGGCTGTTCCGCCAACGAAATCGAAACGTGAAGCCCCGATGGATGATCTCGGCCCGGCGACGGCCAAATGGGACTACCTGGCCGCTGATGGCAAGCTGATCGCCGTGGTCTATCGCTACAACCCGCCCGGCCGGAAGAAGGAGTTCCGGCCCTGGGATGCCCGGCGTCGCAAGATGGCGCCGCCCGATCCACGACCGCTCTACAACCAGCCGGGAATGACGGCTGCCACGACGGTAATTCTTGTCGAGGGCGAAAAGTGCGCGCAGGCGCTGATCGATAGCGGCGTTGTGGCGTCAACGGCAATGCATGGGGCCAATGCGCCGGTCGACAAGACAGACTGGACACCACTGGCTGGAAAGCATGTGGTGATCTGGCCCGATCGTGACAAACCCGGCTGGGAATATGCCGACCGTGCCTCACTGGCCATTCTCGACGCGGGTGCCACTTCATGCGCCATCCTCATTCCGCCAGCCGACAAACCTGACGGGTGGGATGCGGCCGATGCCATTCTTGAAGGCTTCGACGTCCAGGGTTTTCTGGCCGTTGGTGAGCGCGTGCCAATCCAGCCATCCATCGAGGAATCCCCACCGCCCGACCTGCTGATCGGGATCGACTGGAGTACCGAAGACGGTCTGGCCGCTGCGTTCACACGGCGCTATGCCGACGACTGGCGCTATTGCGCCCCCTGGGGCAAGTGGTTCGTATGGGTCGATGTCCGCTGGGTGCCAGATCAGATGCTCTATGTCTCGCATCTGTCGCGAGGTATATGCCGGGCAGCATCCCTGCGTGCCGATACGCCGCGTGTGAAAGCCAAGCTGGCCAGTTCCGCCACGATCTCCGCTGTCGAAAAGATATCCCGCAGTGACCCGGCGCATTCCTCCAGTGCCGAAGAATGGGATGCCGATGTCTGGGCACTCAACACGATCGGAGGTGTCGTCGATCTACGCAGTGGCGGCATCCGCCCGCATCGTCGCGAAGACCGCATGACCAAGATCGCGACCGCCACGCCGCAAGGAAACTGCCCGACCTGGCTGTCGTTTCTGGCGGACGTCACGGCGAACGATCCGGATTTGATCAACTACCTGCAGATCATGGTCGGTTACTGCCTGACCGGGGTCACCAGCGAGCACGCGCTGTTCTTTCTTTACGGGACAGGCGCCAATGGCAAGTCAGTGTTCGTGAACGTGCTGGCCACCATCCTTGGCGATTACGCGGCGAACGCGCCGATGGACACATTCATGGAGACCCGCACCGACCGGCATCCCACGGATCTGGCTGGGTTGCGTGGAGCGAGGTTCGTGTCATCGGTTGAAACCGAACAGGGTCGGCGCTGGAATGAGTCCAAGGTCAAGACGATCACTGGCGGTGACAAGGTGTCGGCTCGGTTCATGCGCCAGGACTTTTTCGAGTACCTGCCGCAGTTCAAGTTGCTGATTGCCGGCAACCACAAGCCATCGATCCGTAACGTGGATGAAGCCATGAAGCGGCGACTGCATCTGATCCCTTTCACGGTGACGATTCCGCCCGAGCGGCGCGACGGCAAGCTCACCGAAAAGCTGCTCAAGGAGCGTGACGGCATCCTGGCCTGGGCAGTCGAAGGCTGTCTGCGCTGGCAGCAGCAAGGTCTCAAGCCGCCTTCGAGTGTGGTCTCCGCGACAGAAGACTACTTCGAAGCCGAGGATGCCTTGCGGCAATGGCTGGAAGAACGCTGCGAGCAGAACACGCAGGCCAAGGTGGCAACCTCCGATCTCTATGCCGACTGGCGCGAGTGGGCGGAACGGGCCGGCGAGTACGTAGGGTCGATCAAGCGCTTCGTTGAAAACCTGCAGACCCGGGGGTTCGAGCGTACCCGGCTGCACGGTGGCGTGCGTGCGATCAGCGGCCTGATGACACGGCCCAAGCCGTTTTACCGCAACTTCAACGACCCGATGGAATGAACCCGGTGACACATGGGGACAGGTTTGCTGATTAGTCCGTACACGTGCGCGCACGTAAAGAACATTACCGGCAAACCCGCCACCATCTGTCACCACCCAACCTGGAGCGAAAAAATGAACTCAACGATTCTCGCCCTCGATCTGGGCACCCATACCGGCTGGGCCTTGCACCAGCTGGATGGCACGATCACCAGTGGCACCGAATACTTCAAGCCACAACGGTTCGAGGGAGGCGGCATGCGTTTCCTGCGTTTCAAACGCTGGCTCAACGAACTGCTGACAGTTGGACAGCACATCAACGCCGTGTACTTTGAAGAGGTACGTCGTCATGCCGGCGTCGATGCTGCTCATGCTTACGGCGGATTCATGGGACATCTGACTGCCTGGTGCGAGCAGCACAACATTCCTTACCAGGGCGTTCCGGTCGGCACCATCAAGAAGCATGCGACCGGCAAAGGCAATGCCGGCAAGGACGAGATGATCGCAGCC